GCACGATTCCAGTGGATAAACCGGCCATCTTCGAGCCATCCGTGCGGCTATTGAGGGTTCCTAGCACGCTCATGACGATTTCCCGCGTGCTTTGGATGCGCGCCTTGTCCCTGCCTGCCGCGATGCTGGAAATCTCAGCTTCGATGGCCGCGAGGACGGTGCCGGTCGGTTCCGTGGTCAGTTGCTTGTATGCGGCCTTGAGCGCGAGGGCGAGGCGGCGCTTGGCGTGCCCTTCCTTCACGATCTCGGCGTAGTGCGGGAGCGTGACTGGTTGCGCGGCTCCCTCGATGGCCGTTTGGAGCGTCGCAGCGCCCCCTACGGCGTCGAGACGGTCGCCAAGGGCGGTAGCGATGCCGATGAACCCTCCCGGCGCCTTGGCGAGCCATGCCGTCGCGATGGCGGTGAAGATGGTCGAGGGGATTTCGTGCGAGAACGTGTCGGCCCTGATTCCGGCCTCCGTCAAGAACGGGAGCGATTCGTCGGGCCATTGCAGCGCACAGCCTAGGATTGCGGTTTCTTCGAGTGTCATTGCATCAAGCGTTTGCCGCCTTGGGTGTCGAAGGGCGAGAGCGCCCCGTTGTTTCTGTCGCCGTCCATCCATGTCCACTCGAAGCCCTGCCAGCCTGAGAGGATGCACTTGTTGAGTGCGGCGATGGCCCTGCCGGGTTTCTGCGAGAGCTTGCCGAGCATGAGTTGCACAGCGTGGTCGGTCGCTGGCTTGCGGAGTTGCTTGCGGCTGTCAATCCAGCCTTGCAGCGCATCGGTGAAGCCGTCCACTCCCGCGAAGCATTCGGGAATTGCGTATCCGGCTTTCTTCTCTGTCCGAATGCTACAAGCATTGCTCTTAGCATCGCCAAGCATTGCTTGGCTCTTGTCTTGTCCTGTCTTGTCTTGTACTTTCTTCTCCTGTCCTTTCCAGCGTGCCGCCGCTGCTTTCTTCGCGCGGGCCGCAAACTTCTCATGGTAGCCGTTGTGCTCATGCCAGTCGTGAATCTTCATCCCGTCCATGAATCCGCTGTCTTGCAATGCTACAAGCATTGCTTGTGCATCTGTTGAGCATCCGACAAGCATCGCCAGTTCCTCGGCTGAGTATTTTGTGAAGTCGCCATCCGGCTGATTCTCGGCTGCGTAGCTCCAGAGGCGAGGCGGAAGCCAAAGCGCAACGTCCCCGAGCCGTGCGCGGAGTCGCATCGTCTTGCGGTGCGTCCAAAACGAGGTCTGCACTCGGATGAAAAGGCTCACGGCAAATCCTCCACCTTGCTTGCTTTGTGCTCGGCTATTTGCTTTTCCAAAAAGGAGATCAAGCCTTTCAGGTTCACGCCAAAATCAACCGCAAGCAATTCTCCCAATCGCCAAAAATCAGCGGGCCAGTCTTTGTCTTGCGCCAAGATAGAGATTCCGGCTTCCCATTCGCTCATCGTGCTTTCTTCATCGTCCGCAAGTTTCGGGTGCGCTGTTGAATGGCATCCCTCGCAAAGCGTCACCAACGAAAAAGCTGGATAATCCCAGACCTCCCGGTTCTTAACGTAGTAACGATGATGCACGTTGAGAGTGCTTTTTTCGTCATTGCATTCGGTGCATTTGAACTCGTCCCGTTGCATTATTTCCAGCCGCTTTTTCTGCCATCGCGGGTCAAGACGTTTCGCCGCGTAGTTTTGTTGAGCCTGTGTTTTCATTGCGTTACCTCCAAAAAAAGCTCAAGCCGATGCACCGTTGAAACCTGCGCCATGAATAACGCGGACGATGCACCGGCTTGAGCCGTGTTTGTTTGTTGATGTTTCATGTTTTCGGAAGCCGGGTTTCAATCGGCACGGTCTCTCTACCGCATCCCCGCGCCCCTTGCAAGCGCAATCTCGCGCGGGCGTGGCGTGGCGGGGTGGGTCTGGGGCGTGGTCATACCGGGATAAGCTCCTGCTCCATGTGGTTTTCAACGTCCGCGAGGTTGGCAATGGCCTGTTTGAAATACGATTCTTTGAGTTCGCATCCCATTCCCTTGCGCCCGTTCAATACGGCACCAAAAACTTCGCTGCCGACGCCCATAAACGGCGTGAATACAACCTCGCCGGGGTTGCTCCAAAGCACGCAAGCGCGCTCGATAACGTCGAGTTGAAGCGGATGGCAGTGCCGTTCATCGTCATTCTCTTTGGCCTCGCGATGCTTCAACACCTCGTCAATGCGGATGTCGTCCCAGAAGGCATCTGCATAGCGCCGCCAAATCCAGTGAGAGAAGCGGTTTTTCTTTTGGTCGCCGTCCATCCCCTTGAGGTGCCGGATGTCGGCGGGCATTTGCTCTTCGCCAGCGTATCGGTGAAGCCCTGTGGGGTGCGAGACGGGCACCGCGTTTTCTCCGCTACGACGGAAGATGAGAAGCTGATCGGCGTTCGCCATAGAGCACCGCGATGAGTCCTCACACATTTGCCGATGAGCCAGAGATTTCATCATCGTGCGGTTGCGAACCGTCAGCGGCTCCTTCCAAATGAAATACCGATGGGTAAAACGGAAACCGTTCTTTTCGTGCAGGCGGATAACGTCGCCGGGGAAGTCCGTGAGCGCGTCATTGCCTGAGTTGCCAGTGGGGATGTCCATGCAATGCACGGCGCTCATCCTGCCCGGCTTCGTGAGGCGGTGGAGTTCCTGAATCACAAACTCGTAATGCCGGTAAAACTCATCCTTGGAAATGCAGTTGGACAAGTCTTGTTCATCGCTGCTGTATTGATACAGGCCAGCGAACGGCGGCGAGTAAAGCGAAAGATCAACGATGTTCGCCGGGAGTTGCTTCATTACTTCCACGCAATCGCCGTGATACAATGCATAGTTTTTGGTCAGTAGTTCTTTGTGTGTATTGCTCATGTTATTGAATCCAGTTTGGTATTGTTGGGGTTATGGTGTGTGTTTTTCTTTCAGATTTGATGGCGTCATTCATGTGTTTGACTAGCTCCTCAAACATCTTCTCAGCTTGCGCGGCCTTGCGGCTCATATTGTCGCGCACGCGCTGTTCGCCTTCGCTGGCGATGATGTCCACGGTGACGGGGTTTTTCTGACCAAAGCGCCAGCATCGGCGGATTGACTGATAGTATTGCTCGTAAGAGTGCGAGGCGAACGTGACAACGTGATTGCAGAATTGCCAGTTGAGTCCCCATGCGCCAATTTTCGGCTTGATGACGAGCACGCGCTTTTCCTGATTCAAGAATGAATCGTAAGCGGATTCCTTTTCATCGTCACTCATCGGCCCCTTCACTTGCACGCTGTTGGGAATCATGGCTTCCAGCGCCTCGCCCTCGGCGTTCGTGTGGCACCATGCCACGGCGGGGCGGTCGTGAGATACAAGCTGCGCAACCATTTCGCACCGCTCTTTCAGCGTGCGCTTGCGCTCATCCCTTTCCTCGGCAAGACCAAAGGCTGGCATCGTGAAAAGCATTCCGTCCGGTGGCGTTGTCGGCTTCACGATATGCTCGCGCTCATTCAGCGCCGGGAGTTCGTAGCCATCATCGGCAAACCCGATGTCAGACGGCTTTCGGCACGCTCGCGCCCACGAACAAACCCATTTCCAGAAATGGTCATGCGCGTGGCCTTTGAGTCGCCAGCCGTTAATCGCCTGAGAGACGCGGAATGAGATTTTCCCGAAATGGTTCGCCTGCTTTTCGAGGTTGTTGATCTTTTTCTCGTATTGGTCAGTCGTCTTTTGGTCCATCTGCTTAAAGAAGCGCGAAAGCATGTCTGAGTTGTTCAAATCGCCTAGCGCCTCGGATGATGTTCCGAGTTCCGTGAAGTCATTCGGTGCCGCTGTTGCCGTCCAGAGGGAGCGGTAAGGTAGCTTGCACATAAAGCGCGTGACGGCCTTCTGTGTGGCTCCGGTGGCGTGTTTGATGATGCTGCTTTCATCGCACGCGACGGCCACGAAATCAGAGGCGTTGAAAAGGTGGAGCTTTTCGTAATTGGAAATCGTGATTTTTCCGGCTGGCTTGCCATCGCGAGAGCGTCCCGCAGCTATGCCAAAGCGCGCCGCCTCTTTGAGTGTCTGACCTCCGACTGCCAGCGGAGTGAGAATGAGCACGTTGCCGTTGGTTTTCTCGACGATGTTTTGGCACCACACAAGCTGCATGAGCGTCTTGCCAAGTCCGCAGTCCGCGAAGATTGCGGAGCGTCCTTTGCGGCAGGCCCATTCGATAAGTGCGCGCTGAAACGGGAAAAGGAAATCCGGCATGAATGTCGGCTCAAATCCGAACTCGCCTCCGAGTTGAGATTTCGCGTCTAGGAACTGTTCGTATGTCTGATTCATAAAATTACTCCTGCAAGATAGCCCGCACGCGGGCGATGAGTTGCTCCTTGGTCTCGCTGTCCGTGGTCATGGCTTCACCGGGTATTTCGTCCAGTCCACTTCATAGCAGGCTGTGGCGAGCAGCTTGGCAAGCGGCTCTACCGTGGCAGGCTCGTATCTCGCAATCACGGTTGGCCATCCCCTCACGCTGGCTTCTATCGTGCAGCCTGTGCGGTCTAGTTTCCAGAAAAGGCCGCGCGATTCCAGGTCTGCGATGATGTCGTCAACGGTGGGTGTGTTCATGGTTTGCGTTTCTTCGGTTCATCGGCTGGCCACGGGATGCCGTTGCGCTCGGCCAAAAATTGGCAGGCTTCGAGTTCGGTGTCGGCGTCGGCTACTTTGTTGCGACGCATCAAA